CACCTTCGGACTTAATTACTAAATCAAAAGACTTATCAAAGTTTAATTTCATTTCAGTCTTCTGAGTTTATACAGAGTGCTTAGATACTGGCCCACTGCTTCATCAATTAAATTCTGGACAGCTGTGTCTTCTTTATCAACTGCGGTATAGCGCATTGCTTCAACAGCGTCTAGATGTTTCTGTAGCGTGTCTTCAATAGCGCCTTTATTCTCTTCTGAAAGAATAGGAATACTATCAATCATACCGCAACGTCCTTGATAAGCTTCAGTAATACTGTCTGCTCTTTCAATAATGTTATTGTAAAACTCTGCTAATGCCATGTGCTTAGAAAAACTATCAGTATGAAGATGTTCTCTATGTGCTACTTCTCTACTAAGAAATAGTGTGGCAATGAGTTGGCTAATATCGCTTGGCCCACTGCGTTGTGTTGATGGTTTCTTTACTAACATTATTACTTCCTTAAATATTTATATTGGAGCAGACTTATAAAGCAACTCATTCTTAGCTTGGCTGCTGGCAGAGGAACCAAAATAGAAACTGATAATGCCTGTCCAAGCAGTACCTAAAGCACCCAGCATTATATCAATCTGGGGAGCATGTTGAATCTGTCCATACATAAGTCCAACTAAGATACCAAAGAATCCTATTGTTACACTCATTGCTAACACAGGAGGAATCCAAGACTTGGTTGCAATCTGCATATCTCTGGCAGACTTCTTATCCTCAGCCACAAGCTTAGCGAAGTCTAGATTCATAGATTGTGCTTGCTTCTTAAGCTCTAGCTCAGCCAGTTGAATAGAGGCAACCTGCTCTGCTGTGAGTTTGTTGCTGCTGATTATTCCCTGTACTTCATCAGGGTCACAGCCTATGGCCTTAGCCACAGCACTGACAGCCATGCCAGCTAATGGGCCACCAAGAGCAGTGGCGATAGTGGGAGCAAGAGATTTAAGCCAATCCATTTTGTATTCCTTATGCAGATTTATTAGTACGAATATCTACAATTTTCTCAACAGTTTTTCCTGTAAATATTGCTGTGATAACAATAATCATTGCTTGTCCCAACAAATCTACATAAGCCCCTCTTGTCTCAAGCTCAAAGATTGAGAGAAAGGCAAAGCAAAAATAACTAAACAAAAAGAATAGTACAGTTATTGGTTGTATATTTTTGGCAACCCAAGACTCGTTGTTCATTAGTTTAGCCTTTCATATAACATTTCAATCTTTGTTCTAATACTCATATTATCAGATGTCCCTAGAGACATAGCTAATCCGTTGTATATAGCGGTGAGTTGATCTTTAGAACAAAGTTTTCCATATTTATCCAACCACTTTTCTGTTATCTCTTTTCTCTCTTTTGGGTCATTAGTAGAGTATGCAACATTAGCAAAGTCAGAAACACTGCAAGTAGGCTTAGGCGTAGCTCCATGTACTAGAGTTACTAGCACTAAGAATACTACTATATATCTCATCTAACATGTGTTAGAAAAGACCATATAATAGCAGCCATACCCGCTAACAAAGTTCCACAAGCCTTCACCATAATGCCTTCTAATCTTTTTAGTCTGGCATTAATCTGTTCATACCTCTCGGCACAAACAGCTTCGTGTGAATTCAATCGTGCTTCAGTTTCATTCATCACTATCGCTTTCCGTTATGCTGATGCTGCTTGCAGAGGCGACAGGTCTTCGGTAGTCCAGAAGTCCTTAGCAATCATTATTTTCAAGTGCTCTTTGTTCCGAGACAGGCAATCGGCCCAGTCCTCGTCGGACATCATCTCAGGCTTGCCGCCGTTGATAAGGGCTACGCTGTCCATTGCTGCACTGTAGTGCTTGGCAATTTGTTCTGCTGTGATTTCAATTTCCATTTTTAAGCTCCTTTAGCTTCAAGTTGTGCCACACGGGCGGTTAATTCCTTGACTGCATTAATCAAGTACCAAGTCAAGTTGTCGGCATCCACAGTCATTACACCAGTAGATTCTGTCTTTACGCACTCGGGCAAGATTTGCTGTAGCTCTTGGGCAATCACGCCCAGTTGAATGCCAGTTTTTGCAATGGCTTGGTCTTGCGGTACGTCAGTGATTTCTTCAGGTAAGCGGTACTCAAAGTTGCGTACTTGGATTTGGTTGATGATGCCCAAGCCAGTGTTGTTGTCAACAATGTTTTTCTTGATGCGTCGGTCAGAAGTTACTTGCCATGTTGCTCCGTTGTTGCCCTGATATGCCCCAGAAGCGCCACCAATGAATGCCGTGTTTACTCCTTTGCCAGCAATGTTATAGCCAAGCACTAGCTCATTTGAAACGCCGACCGCAGATGCTTGAACTTGCCATCCGATATAAACATTGTTAGAGCCAGTGGTAAGATTATTTGCAGCAGCGTACCCATAAAATGTATTTGCCGTTCCTGTAGTATGCGCATACCCCGCCTGATAACCTACAGCGGTGTTGTTGGAGCCTGTGGTGTTGGAGAATAATGCACCTTTACCAAAAGCACTGTTCTCTGAACCAGTGGTGTTTGTCGTTAAAGCCGTACCGCCAACACCTATATTCCTATTTCCTGTAGTGTTTGCTTGTAACACTCTGTCACCAACAGCAGTTAAATCAGAGCCAGTTGTATTAGAATAACCAGTTTGGAACCCAACCAAAGTGTGAATAATGCCAGTGGTATTTGAATACCCCGCCTGATAACCAACAGCGGTGTTGTTTGAGGCTGTGGTGTTAGAGTAGAGGGCCGTTCCACCTATAGCTACATTGCTTTCACCAGTGGTATTTGTATTAAAAGCACCGGGGCCAACTACCGTGTTATTTGAGCCTGTTGTGTTTGCTCCCGCAACACTACCACCAACAAAAATGTTATTTGTGCCCGTTGTTGTATTACTTCCAGCGTTGTAACCGATAAATACTTCGCCGTATCCTGTACCAGCATTAAAACTAGAGCCAGCCTGATAGCCAACTGCCGTAACTGCTCCAGAGTTATTTGCTAATCCATAAGCTGCGCGGTATCCAAGCGCTGTTACGTTGCCTGTAAAGGTGTTGGTGTTGTTGTAACCGGCTTGGTAGCCTACGGCAGTATTGCTGCCTGCGGTGGTGTTAGAGTAAAGGGCTTGTGACCCGACTGCCGTGTTTGTGCCGCCCGTAGTGTTAAAGGCAAGCGCAGCTTGTCCAATGGCTGTGTTTTCAATTCCAGTCGTGTTGTTTATCAGAGCAGCGCGTCCAAACGCTGCCGCGTTATATCCAGTAGTATTCGCCTGAAGTGCAGTGCTTCCTACGGCTGTATTGCTTGCGCCCGTTGTGTTGTACAGCAATGCAAGATAACCTACGGCGGTGTTGTCGCTTGCCGAAGAATTGGTAAATCCAGCCTGCCGCCCGATAAAGGTGTTTTGTGTACCTGTTGTGTTTGAGTAGCCAGCAGCAGCACCCATGAAGGTTAGGTTTGTGCCGGTGGTGTTTGTATAGCCTGCTTGCATACCCACAGCAGCATTGTTGGAGGCGGTAGTGCTGTTCTGCAAAGTACCAGAGCCAACAGCTACATTGTTTGCTCCTGTAGTGTTTACGTTAAGCGCATTGGAACCAACAGCGGTGTTGTTACCAGCAGTCGTGTTATTTTTTAATGCTGAATTTCCTAGTGCGGTGTTTGCTTCGCCAGTGGTGTTTGCAAAGCCCGCTGTGTATCCTACAGCGGTGTTGTAGGAAGCGGTGGTATTTGAATATAAAGTGTTGTACCCAATGGCAGTGTTATAGCCTCCTGTTGTGTTCGTCAACATGGATAACCTGCCCATTGCCACATTTTGACTTCCGGTAGTATTGGCAAATAAAACAGCAGAGCCAACCCCCGTGTTTTCCGTTCCCGTTGTATTGGCTACCAAAGCCCTTTCACCAACAGCGGTGTTTGAGTTTCCTGTATTTGCGTATAAGGCTTTGTAACCCACAGCAAGAGTTTCAATTGCTGTTACGCCAGAATACGCCGCTTGATACCCCACGGCAGTGTTGTTGGAAGCAGTGGTGTTTGCTACAAGAGCAAAAGCACCTTGAGCAGTATTATACGAACCTGTTGTATTAGCAGATAAAGCACCTACACCTACACCTGTATTTTGTGTTCCAGTAGTGTTAGCTTGTAAACAAGCATTTTGAACACCAGTCCAATTTGTTCCTACTCCCGTATTTCCACTGCCTGTGTTTGAGTACAAAACCCCAGAGCCTATCGCAGTAACTCCTACCGCTGTGGTTCCTGTGTAGCCAGCTTGGTTGCCTACCAGAGTGTTAAATGCCCCAGTCGTATTGCTATACCCAGCTTGATAACCCACGGCAGTGTTGCTGCTTGCAGTGGTGTTAGCTAGCAACGCCGCATAACCAATGGCTACGTTTGCAGCTCCACTATTAGAGGCGTTATTTGCTGCATACGTCCCTACAGCCACGTTTGAGGTTCCAGACGCATAGCGAAGCGCCTCTGTGCCTACGGCAGTGTTTAGGCTACCTCCGTTAACCGCCAAAGCACTTGCACCAACCGCAGTATTGGTAGACACAGCACCAGCACCACGGCCCACGGTGAGGCCATACACAGTCAGGTCAGTACCGCTGTACAAAAGGTTGGCAGAGTCAGTCTCAAGGCCACCAGTGGTCGCGTATATAACTCGGCCTGATGTCAACGCGCTATTTGTAACGGCAGTGAACTTGCCAGTGCCAGCAGTGGTGGCTCCAATGTTCATGTTATTGATGGAGCCAGCAGTGCCTGACGAGATCGTGATTGTGCCAGCACCAGTGGTGGTGTATGACTGGTTGTTGGTTGTGGTGTTAAGTGTGATCGCGCCAGTGGCAGTTAGGCCAACAAGTGTTCCAGTACCGCTAAAGAAGAAATCCTTAAACTTCAAAGCGCTACTACCAACATCAACAGTGGCTGTTGTCTTTGGTGTGAGGGCTGTAGCGGAAGCCACTACATCTTGTGTAGGCCCAATCTTTGTAATGGGAGCGCCGTTAGCAGCAGTGCCATCATGGACATGTCCGGTGGAACTATTAAAAGCGGCTTGCACTGCATCAAATTCCCCATCCAAATCTGACGCATTAATAATATTACCATCAGCAATATTGTTAACTGAGTCTGCTCTAGTATAACCTGTCATAGTTTTTCCTTAACGTCTATCATGTGTTGAATACTCTAACGTAGCAGCATCCAAAGAAAATGGTGGGTTTGTACTTTCAGAAGTAAACTGTAAAGATACAAAGAATCCTGACCCAATTACCTGTGTCTCAAATAATTTCTTAAGCTTAGTCCCGTATGTAGTTGTACCATATTTTGCTACGCTTGTACCATAAAAACCAACGGAAGAAGATGTATTGCTAAGCCCTATTGTTGTGGGCTGTACACTTCCAACAGTATCAAAATCAAACTTCAAACTAGTATCTATTGATATACTTCCCTGTGGGTCTGTATAAAGCAAGAGCTTATACATTGTCTTTCTGATTCTAGGGTCATCCATAAATACATAGGGAGTAGCAAAGGAAGCAGTGATGTCTGCTCCATCAAAACTATTCCCGCTTTCCATCTGGTAAGCATACCCGTCTGTATTAGCAAATAGAATAGTCTCTACTTTATCAGCGTAGTGAGAGTCAGCAACATAAGCCCTCATACCAGAAAGCTCTGCCCAAGCTATATTACTAGTATTGTCACTAGCCATCTGAGTACCTAAGATTCCCTTAGCACTAGCAGCTTTAACATTCTCATTAAAACCCAGCAATCTATACTGAGATTTTTGTTTAATGATGACGCTAGCAAAACTGCTGCAAGAAGAAATGAGGTCTGTCATTTCTGTTTGTATTGGCTTAGATACTAACCCAAGATTAAAGTCTCCTACTCTATCAGTGAGGCCAAGTAAGCGTAACCCATCTGAGCCTAAGAATATAACGTCCCCACCCATTTATTGTATGGTGTCTGAAGATACGCAACCTACATTTCTAGTGATCGGCTGCAAGTTAAAATCTGATATTGTATTACCAACAAGTTGATTTATAGTTCTTTCTGTAAAGATAACTAAGACATCTCTGAATACAATGAGTCCAGTAATCTTAGCACCAATGGAAATAATACCTGAGCCATTGACAGCAGTGAAGTCTGAATCGCTATAAGGTGCGGTGAATATTAAATTACTACCAACAGCAAAGAACAATTGATTCTTATGGAAAACAACAAACTCTGCTCCCTCTAAATCTGATGTGCTATTTAGTTCAGTGAAGGTTGTGCCATCAAATGAAAATGGAAAATTATATCCATCTACACCAACAATCTTTTCTGTGGCTGCAATTCTATATTTAGCGGTACGCATCTTTAATGCGCCGCTTCTATCTAACGATAGCCAAGAAACTGAAGCATTGTCAGCAGGACTAGAAGCAAGAGCAGGATTAATAGAGATGGTTGCGCCGCCACTAGTAACTGTAGCGTTAGCCGTTACAGTATATACTTTCTCTACACCAGCAATACTGAAGGTGTCACCAATTCTTGGGGAAGAAGTTAATCCGTCTATAGCTAAGGTAGAGCCGGTTTGTCCAGCCCCGTTAACTAACACTGTTCCATAAGAGGGCTTACTAATCTTTGTCCAAGCACCACCAGTAGAAGAATAGACACTTGAGTTTCTAGAGGCAATGGCTCTGCTACTCCAATAGGCTACACCAAATACTGTGCCAGAATGGGACGTAAAAGTTACAGCCGCTTTGTCAGCAGGGCTACTAGCCAAGGAAGTAGTTAAAGTTAATGTAACTCTTTTATAAGAACTGTCAAAGGATACTCCACCAGTGGCTACAGTATATGTCCCTGTAACACCAGCTATAGTGAAGGTAGACCCCTCTAAAGGGGCAGTATAGATATTAGCCAGTGTTAATGATGTCCCTGTCTGACCACTACCATGTACCTTAGGCTCACCATAAGCAGGAATGAAACTGCTGGAGAATTTACTGAATCCCTCTATTCTTTTATAACCGCCATTAATAGCTGGCTCAAAGTTCTTTAGAGTACGGGCGCTCCCCGGCGCTTTAACACCATGCTGCAACGGTTAGAAACTTGATATAAGTCCACCACCAAACTCAAAGGCATAGGTCTTCCAAGCGTCTGCCATATTATTTAACCCTGTCGCCAAACGATCTTACTGAGCCACTGGCAGGAGTAATCATTCCAGAACGCATATACCCGTAGCGATTAACAAGCATGCTACG